GGAATCCAAATTTACAGAATATACCCAGGGATACTACTTCTAGTGATATAAAGAAAATGTTTATTGCACCAGAGGGTCAGGTAATATTACAGTTAGACTATTCTCAAGCGGAGTTAAGGGTATTAGCAGCAGCAGCTAAGGAAACTACCATGATAGAATGGTTTAAGACTGGTAAGGATGTACATACTGCATCTGCTGCTTTGAAATGGGGAGTGGAATATGATTTTATATTATCCATTCTTAAGGATGAGAAACATTCAGAATATAAACTTTGGAAAGCCAGAAGGAAACAAGCTAAGACAATTAATTTTGGAATTGTTTATGGTCAGACGGCAAGAAAACTTGCAGAGTCTCTATCTAAGGAAGGGGATAAAGTTTCTATAGAAGAAGCTCAGGAGTTTCTTGATGACTTTAATAATACATTCCCTCGTATTAAAAGATATATAGAAAAACAACAAAGGTTTGCCCTTGCTAATGGGTATGTATTTAATTTGTTTGGAAGGAAGAGAAGGTTACCCAATGTATATCCTGATGCTTTCTCCAAAAAATCTGAAGCCCTTAGACAATCTGTTAATGCCCCTATTCAAGGTGCAGCTTCTGACTTCGCTTTATTTTCTTCAATCCTAATTAGAGAAGCCATTAATAATGGGGATCTACCTAAGTCATTAAAACAAGTGGGAACTGTTCATGACTCTTTGATATTTTATTTAGACCCAGCTTTAGTTCATTATGTAATTCCTAAGCTATATGATATATGTAGAAATCCAGAAACCAAAACTTGGTTTAACTTTGAAATACAGGATATTGAAATGAAAGTAGATTTTGAAGTTGGAAAGAATTGGGGTGATTTACATGGTTATAGTAAAGAAGTGGATTATACAAAGCTGGCTGCTTAAGTACTATTAATAATAAATGCTTTTATGAAGGATAAAAAACTGATAGGATATGCCCTTAGGTCTAATTTAATGGAGGTGAATATCACCTATGGGTCAGAGGAGTTTTCTTTTAATTTGAATACCGAGTTAGCTATTGATGAAAATAGAATTAACCATGAGGCTCAGGTTCAACCCTCTGCTTATGCTTTCTTAGGTATGCTTCATAAAAAACTTATCCGTAGGAGTAAGGAATCAGAAAAGAAAATGGCTAAGAAACATGCCGAACTATGGATAAAATTTAAAGAAAAGAAAGATAATTCTACAGGAAAATCTATTGCAAATGATACTGTAGAGGCTATGATATTAACAAACCCTATTTACAATGCCATGTGGGAGTCATTTATAGAAGCAGAACACCAGGCTATGATCATAGAAGTTTGTGTAAAATCATTTGAACAAAGAGCGAATTTAATTCAAACACTTAGTGCTAACATACGTAAAGAGAAGTAAATTATGGCAAAAAAACTTTTAAAAGATCGGCTTAAGGAAAAGAGAGAAGAACTTAAGTCAAGGGGTCAGTCAGGGGATATCATATTTTTGAAACCTGATAAAACTCTAAGAGTAAGGATACTACAGGTAGGCCCCGAGGAGGAGTTTATTAAAGAGGTAGTCCAATTCTATCTAGGTAATGATATTAAGGGGGTCATATCTCCGGCAACATTTGGTCAACCATGTGGTATTATGGAATCATATGAGGAACTTAAAAATTCCAATGATGATGATGATAAGACTTTGGCAAAATCATTTTCACCAAAGCAGAAGTACCTGGCCTATGTAGCTATATACAAAGATGTAAATGGTAAAGAACTTGATGAAGAGAACAGTCCTAAATTTGTTCTTCTTACCAGTGGGATGTATGAAGATATCCTTGACCTTTATTTGGATGAATCCGAATGGGGGGATATGACAAGGCCAAATGAAGAGGGATATGATCTCAAACTTTCAAGAACTGGTTCAGGTAAACTTGATACTGAATATTCTGTATCACCTTGTAAAAATACCCCGGCTCCCAAGCAGTTCAGGAATAAGGTATTTGATCTTGAGGCAGAAGTTCGGAAGATTATGCCATCTTATGAGGAAACTAAAAGGCTTATTGCAAAGTTCCTTGGTTTGAGTTCAGATGAGGAAGAGGAATCATCATCTAAAAAAGCCCCAAAGAAAAAACTTCTCAAGAAAAGTGATCTTTAATGAGTAAGACAAGGTCATTAAATAGGGTCCCAACTAGTTCAGATTTAGCCAGGAAATATCCTGGCTCTGGACTGGCTAGTAAAGTATTGGTTACACCGGAGGATGCTTTATGGATACCATCTAGGAATATATACCTAAATTATACCATGGGTGGTGGGGTAAAATATGGAACCATTTGTGAAATTTTTGGGAGTGAAAGTTCTGGGAAATCCCTAGTAGCCATGGATTTTGGTTATGTAACTCAATATCTAGGCGGTATTATTTTATGGAATGATGCAGAGCAAAGTTTTGATCCCCTATGGGCTCAAAAGAATGGTCTTAAATTAGACAGGGTAGAAATCTATAATGAGACCTCTATTGAGAGAATTTCTGATTGGGCTGCAGACTTGTCATCTACTTATAGGGCTAAGCTAACTCATAATGAACCTATATTAATAGTTCATGATTCCATAGCTGCTTTGGATTGTGAGGTAAATATTAACTCAGCACAGGTTGATTCTAAAGCGGAGATGGGTAACAGAGCTAAGGCTTTATATAAATATCTCAGGATAAGGAATCAGCATTTTGCAGACTTGGGTGTTACCCTTATATTTATAAATCAGCTCAGGAAAAAAGTTGGTGCCACAAAGTATGAGGATCCGGATACCACCCCAGGTGGTGATGCCATGAAATTTTTTGCTGCTCAAAGGATGGCATTCTTTCGTAAGAAGAGAATAACTGCTAAGATTGCTAACTATGATAATTGGGTTGGTAACGAGGTATCAGTTAGGATGAAGAAAAATAAGGTTGCACCACCCAGACCCACTTTCGATACCGAGATTTATTTCAATGATGAGTATGGTAAAATAGGTTTTAATAAATACTGTAATTTACCAGAAATGTTCGAGAGGGCTGGGGTAATTACTAGGGGTAAAGGTAGTAGCCATTATTATTTTGGTGAGGATAGATTAGCTCAGGGAGAAGATAATTTTAAGGATCTATTGGATGGAGATGCAGACATAAGATCAAAACTTATTAGAGCTTCTGGAGTTAATACAGTTTCATTGACTCAGAAAAAACTTAGGAAACTATCAGAAGAGGGTACAAATAGGTATCCTTTAAAAATCAAAACCCTTAAAAAGGTAAGTAAGGGTGAAGATCAGGAAGTAGAGTATGAAGAAGAATAAAATCATAATAATAGATTTTTCTCATTTAGCCTATCGGGCTTATTATAAGTTCCCAAATCTTAAAAACTTTGATGGGGAACTTACTTCTATTATATATGGTATACCCTATATAATAGAGAGTCTGATTAGAAAGTCAATGCCAGATAAAGCCATTGTTGTTTTGGATGGTGGTAGAAGTAAGGTAAGAACCAACCTATTACCCACCTACAAGCAACGAGAAAAGAGATTAGGCTTTGACCATGATAATTTTGTTTTTCAGAAATCAGAAGCTCAAAAGTTTTTACTATCTTTGGGTGTAGATGTTATATATGAACAGGGAGAAGAAGCAGATGATTTGATATACCTTGCAACCAGAAGATTTTCCCAAATGGGTTGGCAGGTAGTCATTATGTCTGGTGATAAGGACTTTAACCAATTAATAAAAGAAGATGTATCCGTTTTCAATACTTCTAAAGGTAAAGAATATTCCATGGATACACTGAAGGAAGGTGTAGGATATTATCCTTACCAATGTGTAGACTATCTATGCCTAATAGGAGATAAATCAGATAATATACCTGGTTACCCTAGTATAGGAGAAAAACGTGGTATATCTTTCTTGGAGAAATTCAATTCCATAGAGGGCTTTTTGAGTTCTACTGAGAAATTTGGTTCAATAGATAAAACAAAGTTAAAAGAGATAAAATCTTTTAACAGGCAATTAATAGACCTTAATTATTACTTTAGGAAACATTATACTATGAATAAGGAGATACCATGGCTCAGAGCTAAATGGGATATAGAGAAATTTAAAAAGCTTTGTGGTAGGTATGAAACCAATTCCTTTCTTCAACCACAATTTATTAATACCTATAAAAATCTTTATGAAAAATCGCAGAATATTTATTACAGGGGCTAGCGGTACAGGTAAGACTACCTTGGCCAAATATATTTCCCAATTAACTGGGCTACCATTAGTTAATACTTCAGCTAGTATGCTATGGGATAAATATGGATTTACATCTCACAAAGATGCCCTTACCAAATGTTTAGCTGATTTAGAATTGGGGTATAGATATCAACAAGATATTTGGCTTAGTAGAAAACACACATTTTTAAATACCCCTTTGTTTGTATCTGATAGGAGTCCCATAGATGCTTATGCCTATTTCCTATTACAACAAGGTTATAATAGTAATGGGGATAACTTTGAATTTCTTCAGGAAACTCTTCAGCAATTCTCTACTATATGTGATGTAACCATTTTTATAAGGTTTACTAAAGATATAGTGTTAGAGGATAATGGGAGAAGGATTATTAATAGGCCATATCAAAGATTGGTTGATTCAGCTATTGATATGGTTATAAATAAGGAATTTTATCCTCACAATCTTACAAAGAGGATTTATACTATAGATGTATGGGATTGGGAGAAGCGAGTTGCAAGAGTTAATGAATGGTTAAAGGACTTTATTAATAATGAATAAGGAGTTATTAGCCATAGCCTGTTCTGATCTGCATTTAAATGATTGGGCTCAATTCAATGAGAATAATCGTAGATTAGATATAAGTAGGGATTTCTTAAATCATATATTTACCCAGGCTTCTTCAAGGCATGTACCTATATTATTCTCCGGGGATTTATACCATACACCAAAAGGTTTATCTACTCAATCTTATGAATATTTTAATCCTTTTTTTAAGGAGTGGGATAATAGCGAGCTTCAAATAATCTATGGTATTAGTGGTAACCATGATATGCCAGAAAAGAATTTTACTAATAAATTAAGCCCTTCTTTATATAAAGGGGTATGTCATGCTTTTCCCTACCTCTTTAGATCAATAGAATATGTCTCACATGAGATATCAGCCGGTGTATATGTTCATGGCATTCCCTATCTTACCCATAATATTGGATTTATTGATACCTTAAACACATTTAAGGATAATATAATTCCAGGTACAAAGAATATATTAATAATACATACAGATATTTGGGGAGCCAGGGACCCCAGTGGAAGAGAAGTTGGTTCAGTGTCTTATATACCACGGAATCTGGGTAAATTTTTTAAGGAATTCGATTTAGTATTAGCTGGTCATATACATCAGTATGCTGAGTTATGGCCTAATAAAGTTTATATGGTTGGAGCTCCATATCAACAAAGAAAATCTGATATGGGTTGTAAGATGGGATTTCTTTACATATATAATGATATGTCAATCCAGTTTGTAAGGTATGGGGCTCCAGAATTTAAGGTATATAATAAGGATAATGAAAAACCGGATGATTATAATTTTTGTATACCCATAGATATACCTAAGAAAAGAGATAAGAAAAACAATGTTGTCTTTACTTCTAAAATGGATAAACGGGATATGGCTAGAAGTTATGCAGAAAAAATAGGGGTAACTAATTCTAGTAAAATATCGGCTTTAATAAACATACTTAATAGGACGGAGGATTAATATGGGTAATTTAAGGGGAACAGTTTATAGGACCAAATCATACCTATTCAAAAAAAGGCACCCTTTTTTATGGTGGTTGAGCAAACAATTGAAGGCTTTATTAAGGAGGTTATCATGATAGAGTTTGGACCAATGAAAGCAATAGGATTTGCCTCATTACTTGATGTGGATTTTGATTGGGGACTTGGGGGATTAAATGTGATTAGGGGAGCTAATGGTAATGGTAAAACAAAGTTTATTAATGCATTATATTGGTGTTTATATGGTAAGACTTTAAGTGGGTCAGTGGAGACATGGGATTTTATGAGACCACCTGATTATCAGGGTACCATGGTTAGACAAGAAATAGATAAGGATGGTACAAAATTAGTTATAATTAGGTGTAAAGAATATTTGGGTAAAATTGAAGGAGCTAAAGGTAAGAATAGATTAGTTATTTTAGAAGAGGGGGTGGAGGTAGGTCCACGTGATAAGAAGGATGTCCAGAAATACTTAGATGTTATATTAGGATATTCTGCAGATCTTTTTAAAAATTCCATTATCTTTGGTCAAAAATTAAAAAGGCTTATATCAGAGACTGGTCCAAATAAAAAGAAGATTTTTGAAGAGGCTTTTGAGGTAGTATATTTAGCAAAAGCCAAACTATTAGCTGAGGGTGATAAGAATATTGCCTATGATAATTATAAGGATCAATTAAATATAATAGAATCTTTATCGGTTAAACTAGTCAGTTTAAATTCTCAATTGGAAAGAGAGAAAGAGCTAGTTAATACTTTTGATAATACAAAACAGGATAATATTAAAAGAGAGGAAAAATTAATTACAGAATTAGAGGATAGGATAAAGATCTCAGAGAACCTTTTAGTAAATTTTAATGGTATAAGTGATAGAGTTATTAAAGCCAAATCCAAGGTTGATGATTTAAAAGTAGAAATATCTAAATTAAAGTCTGAAAATGATCTATCACGTGAGATTGGTAAGTTTGAACAACAAAATGAATCTTGGGGTAAAGAAAAAACCAAACTTATTATGGAGGAGATTAATTTGAAAGGTTCTATTTCCAATGTTCCAAAATTATGTAGTAATTGTGGTAAAGCTTATACAATAAAGGAAAGGCAAGAAGAGAAAACTAGGCTTCAGAAAGTTCTAGATGAAATTACCAAATCCAAGCTACAAAAATCTAACTTAATAAGTACTAATCTGGGGTATATAGCTAATAGCAAAGAATTGCTTTCTAGTTTACAAACTAAAAAAACTAAATTAGAATCTTATAAAGATAAACTAGTTGTACTAGAAGAAAAAGAAAAGACTTACCTACAAATCACTACAGATATAGAATCATATAGAATTGAAATTTCTAATCACAGAGTTACTATAAAATCCATAAAGGGTCAAGTCCTTAAAAATAATATCGAGCAATATACGCGCGATTTAAGCACGATCGAGGAAGAATACCTAAATGGTAGGAGACTATTGTTAAAATATCATAAAGCTCTTAAAATAACTGAATGGCTTATAAATACACCCCTATCTAATAAGGGGCTAAAAGCTTTTATCTTTAACCAAATGCTGGATGATGTTAATGAGAGATTAACCTATTATACCCAGTTTATAGGTTTTCAGGTGATGTTTGATATAGATATGGAGAGTTCTAATAAGGACCTAATATCCTATGTTTATAAGGGGGATAAAATAGTTCCTTATGATGATCTATCCGGTGGTCAGCAACAGACAGTAGATGTGGTATCGGCTTTTGCCATACATGATGTGGTTAATACAGGTAGAGAATGTGACCTACTTATCATGGATGAGGTATTTGAATCATTGGATAAAAATAACATAGAAATTATTACGGAACTAATTCAGGATAAATCTCAAAATAAAAATATTTACCTAGTTACTCATTTAGAGAACTTTTTACCTACCAATGCCAATTTTATCGATGTAGATATATCAGATGGCCTAACTAGTATTTCATGAATTGGTATTGTTTTAGGTACTATTTTAAATAAACCATAAGGCCA